CGGTCCCAATTAGCATCGGATTATTCATTTTCGAAATGTGGCGTTTGTTTAGAAAAAGAACGAGAGAAAGATCATGCAAAGAGAGGAAAAGCATTGGAGTCTGTAAAGACAATGGATACCGAATCTGTACAAGAAAAAACATGTACGATTTGTTGTTTCGTATTTCCTATTGCAGATTTTGTGGGACAAAAAGAAGGAGTGATTACGAAAAGTTGTATTCGTTGTCGTAATGACAATAAGAAACAAGATGCAAAACGTGATAAAGTACATCGTGAAGCATTAGCACGTATTGCGGATCAGAAACCTGAACAAAAATATAAACATTATATCAAAAGCGCAAATAGAAGAAATATAGTTTTTGAATTATCAAAAGAACAGTTCAATGAAATTATCGAAAAAGGATGTTATTATTGTGATGAAAAGGAAAATAGTGGCATTGATCGTTTAGATTCTTTGGTTGGATATACAATTAATAATTGTGTTTCTTGTTGCAAGATGTGTAATTATTTGAAAGGTGCGTTAGATATCATTACCTTTTTACGAAGAGTGGAACATATTTTAAGTTACCATAAAAAAATTGAGAAGGTCGATATTCGCCACTATGATTGTTTCGGTAATTCAAAAAATGTGAATTATTGTCATTATAAATCCGGTGCATTACAACGTAAAAAAACATTTGAAATAAATCCAGAACAATTTGAAACGATTATTTCAGGGGATTGTTATATTTGTGGAAAAAAAAATTCAGAAGATCACCAAAATGGCATAGATCGTAAAGATAATACTATAGGATATTTATTTAAAAACTGCGCAGCATGTTGTGGCGAATGTAATTTCATGAAAAATGATTATGATCTAGAAACGATTTATTCCAAGATGATGGATATTTATAAAATACATTCTCAGTTCCAAGAAAAAGATTATATTCATCTGCCTAGAAACATACAATATTTTCGTAAAAAATAAATAAAGTGATTACATTTTTTATTTATTTTTATAAAATGACAGTGTTAATTATTTTTTTTAATATGAAAAAAACACAAACTGAAATAGTAACAAATTTAATTGGAATAAGCTATTCCGGCCATACCACTCATTACGCGGAGCACGTTGTAATTGACGGCATACACTCTTACCTTAGCAGTAGCAGTACCTTGTACGGTACCAGCAGAAAGGACAAGCTGAAGAACAGCGTTATCAATTCTGGAGAAGTTGCATGATCCTGATGGTTGGTGTTCCTCTGGTCTAAGAGCAAAGGAATACACGTTGATACCAGTATCAGGGGCGCGGGTGTGGTGCTGGAAGGGTTGGACAACGTCGAAGTAAGACCCTTCACGTTCAGAGAAACGATCTTGTCCGTTCAGTTGCAACTTAGCAGTGACAACAGGGTTCTCACCCCAGCAGTGCATGTCCAGAGCGGTTTCAGCAAGAACGAATGTTCCAGCATCAGAAACTGCGGATCCAGTGTCTGCACTACTGCTGAAAGGAGTCTGGTCAGCTGCTCCAGTTTGCCAGTTAGCAGTTGCTGAAAGAGGAGTGGCGTTGATGGCACCAGCCATTTCGAAAAGGCCTGATGATGTGATGAATCCGTTGGTACCAGCGGTTTCAGCTTGTCCTCCGAAAGCATGGACAGCGTTGGGAAGAGCATCGATGGCATCAGTGTAGTTGAATGGCTGAGCACCAAGGGTCTTGAAGAGGGTCTGGGCAGCATCAAGGGAAGCGCAGTAATCGACGTTGGCATCAGGCTGAACAACCCAGATAAGTTCCTTCACGGGGTGGTTGAAGTTCAACTTGATCTTGTTACTGGATGATCCTACGGATTCATCACCAGTGAATTGAAGCTGTTCAATGAGGTATTCGTGAGGGTTCTGTGCCATCTTTCTGCGTTCATCAGTATCAAGGAAGATATAGTCGATGTAAAGAGAAGCAGCAACAAGGGATTGTTGGTAGGCAAGAGAGACAGATTGGGTCTGGGAAGTAGCAGTCAAAGACTTGACTGCCCACAAGCACTCACCAATTGGTCTGATGTCAAGGTTGATCTTGACTTCGTGGTACTGTACGAACCACTTACACCCCTCCTTTCGGAGTATTTATCGGCTTATAATGACGACCAATTTCATTATAAAAATGCCGGGGACTAGACTATATCTTAACTTATCACAGTATTTGATTAGAATACTCAAAGCCATAACCATTTAGTCGTTGAACCTTACTCTTATTCTTATCATAACGAACTTAGAGTCTCGGCTGCTGATTGCCAATTTCGGACATTTGATTTATGTCCTCATCCGAGGGATTTTCACCATACCTGAGTTTTTTTCTCAGCCAACTTAAACTTTCGTTTAAATTTTGGTACCCTCCGGCTTTACGGGTTTCCAGCAATTTGGATATGTCGCCTCTGTTGTTCTTAGTAACAACATGAGACTAGCACTTGGGAATGATGAAATGGTTCCATTTCATCCCGAGACCACAACAAATTTTTCTCAAAGCAGGGCTCGGGTGCTTTGAGTTGAGTACTTTTCTGCCCTACAGATTTTAAGGCGATTAAAGGAAGAGCAAGTCCAGGGTTCTTGCAAAACCAGAAAAGAAGGGGAACGTAAAGGGTGGTTTCAGGAAGGGCGTTTCTGGGAGCGCAAACCTGGGAAGGTCCGCCAGAAGCAGCACAAGGTCCTGATACAGGAGCGAAGGTAGGATCGGTAATGTATGTAAGTTGGGTGGTGTGTCCGATCATCTTGAAGTATCCGCGTCTCTGTTCAGCACTCATTGTGAGCTGGTTCCAGATGTGCATCCAGTCACCATATTGGCGGTCGATTCTCTGGCCACCAATTTCAACCTCAACCTGTGAGACCAATTGCTCACCGATGTAGTCTAACCAACGAGCATAGACACCACCAGTCTGAGATCCAATCATTTCTTGGTTGATCTCAGGAAGGGTGACCTGTAAGTAGGTGCGGTATGCAAGATCTCCGTTTCTGGAGAGGATGGCACTGACACGTCTTCCGAAGTCAGCTTGGCCCTGGAAAGTCTGTTCAATACTTTCAATGGCAAAGTTGGTGTGTCTTCTGTAAGAAACCTTCCAGTAGGTGATTTCTGGGGTTCCAGTTAAGAAAAGATCTTGGGCGCCATAGGCGACGATTTGCATGAGGGCTCCTGCCATTTTGTGTGAATATATTATGCCTAAACATTTTTTATTTTCGATTTTCACCTATTCTTCTTTTTTGATACGATTTTATCCTCATAAAAATTATTTTATTAAATGAATACCAAAATTTATATCAGAAATTATGATATAAACATTGATATTTTTACATTTTCATAATAGATAAATACGCAAGAAAAAATATATTTATGACGGTAATTAATTAAAAACACGAATCTATTCTTATCTATATGAAAATCGATTTTATTCCATGAACACAATAGCCCCTGAACCTAAAAATAAAACAAAAGACCAGAAAAATATTGATGAAAAACATACAGATATAATGAATACATTTTACGTAATTGAAAAACATACGATTCCGAAATTACAAGAAGAAAAAAAACTATATAAAAAACATTTAAAACATTTGGAAGCGCATCATCAACAAACAAGCGACGAATATTTCGATTATCAAGACAAGATTAAAGATATACGTCAAGAAATTCATAATCTTCGCAAGAAAAAGAACGATTATTTATTAAATAATTCGCGGTACATTTTCAATTATTACGAAGAAAAACAGAAAATATCGAGTGGAAAAAACACGAAGAATACCGAAAGTATGAATCGTTTTTTCAAAATCAAAGCGAAAACTGACGACAGTTCAAATTTGAATAGTGATCGTTATAAATCTTCTAAAAAAATATATCAAGAATATTGGAAAAATGTGGAAGGTGAGATTATGCACTTGCAAGAATATGTAATGCAGACGGATACTTGTCTGGTATGTAATCAAGGTGAATTGATTCCACAAGAAGAAGAAGGTATTTTGATTTGTAATAATGTGGCGTGTGGTAAATTCTTATTGCATATTGTCGATAATCAAAAACCGGTGAATAAAGAGATGCCGAACGAAGTGTCTTATACGGCATATATTCGTTTGAATCATTTCAAAGAAATCTTGTCGCAGTTTCAAGCCAAAGAAACGACGAAAATACCAGAAGAAGTATTAAATGACGTGAAGAAACGGATCCAAAAAGAGCGCAAGAATATATCCGAAATCAACTACAAAGAAATGCGAAATATGTTGAGTATTCTTGGATACAATAAATATTTCGAGCACATTCAATACATAAATTCTATTTTAGGAATTCAACCACCAGTGATGGAGGAAGAGTTGATTGAAACCCTATGTGTGTTATTTATTGAGATACAACAACCATGGGCGTTATTTTGTCCAATCACTAGAACCAACTTTTTCAATTACACTTATATTTTATGTCAGCTCTGTATTTTACTAGATCAACGTCAATACTTGCCTTATATTCCAATGATGAAAGACCGAATCAAACAGTTAGAACAAGATATGATTTGGAAAAAAGTGTGTGACTATTTAGATTGGGAATATTACCCTACCGTATAATGAATGGGGATTATCTTGTGTAATAGTATAATAGAAACATGCCAATCAATTCTAATGGATATATTCAATTCTGGAATCCTGTTCCAGGAATCACTTCTAAAACATTACCTAAACCTCGTGCGTTTTCGATGAAAAGCCTTTTTTCGGATAATTCTAGAGTATGTTATAAAGCAGGTAGTTTGTCGATGGGTACTGCAACCAGTGTTCGTAATGCAAGTGTCAAATCTAAACGTATTTAGGATAGTAACAGTTTAGCATATATGCAAGAATAGTTCTTTTTTGCAACAAAAAGAATTATTTTTTATATTGGTAGTGGTGTGTATCGATCTTTTACATTGGGCGTAGAGGAAGACCGCCAATTACGCCTAAACCAATACCGGTTCCGGCTCCAGAACGAGCACTAGCACCCATGGATGGGACAAACACGTCTAAAACGGAGAATGTAGCAGCAGCCATTAAAGCGATGACTACAATTTCCTCAACGTTGAGGGACTTCTTGGGGATGGCATAGGCAGCAATGGCGACCATGATACCCTCGACAATGTACTTAATAGCACGCTTGATGAATTCATTGAAATCGAATACACTACTCATTTTGGAATTAATATATTATAATGAAACAAAAAAAATATAATTATTGCTAAAATCTATTATTTTGGGTGGGGGAAAAATAGAACCGGATCTAGATTCTGGCGGATCTTTCTTTTTCCTAAATATAAAGAATCCTTCTTTTTTGCTAAATACAAAATTTGTTTTTTCCTAAAAATAAAAATCAGCTAAAAAGAACTTGGATTCATAAAAATCGTTCTTTTTGGCTAAAAAGAACTTGGATTCATAAAAATCGTTCTTTTTGGCT